ACCAGTCTGGCGTGGCATCTTACATATATTAAATCTATTATTGTGAAAGTTATTGATTAACTTCTCTTGAAAATGATATGGGTGAAACTGAGTTAGACCCTCATCAAGAGAAACAATCTTTACATAGTTATTAGCAAAATAGACAGGATCTTCCTTACATCGCATAAACTCAAGAATCTGTTCTTGAGTAAACTCGATTGCAGTATTTGCTTTTTTTAGGTTAGGATTACCAAGATATACATTATCACTCATATCCTAACCTCAGCAATTCCACTTTCTGAGGGACTTATTGATTCTGCTATCTGGATCGCTTGCTGTTTTGGAGGAAGTTAGTTTCTTTTTCATTCCTTTCATTCTGGCGCAAAACGATGCCCTACGGGGATTTCCAACCTTCTTGCTTGGTGCTTTAAGGTTAGATCCTGGATTTTCTCTTTCGTAAGACTTTCGTCCTTTTTCGTTGAGTCCACCTTCTTTATTTTTTCCTGATTTTCTTGTCCATGCTGCTCCTTCTGCAACTTGGAGCAATGGTTGTCCTGGGACATAATCGGCGGTTTGGTAACTTTGTACTCTTGCGCCAGGATAAACTTTGTCTACTTCAATCTGTACTTCTGCTCTAGTAGGGACTCTGGTGGAAGGGAAGAACATTCTAAGAACATAATATCTACCTCTCCAATTAAGAGAAGTCATAATAATATTACCAGTCTTAGCAGGCATTCTTACCGCCTCAGACATTGGTTTTACATAATTTTTATCAGGACCCGGTTTACCACCATCTCCACCTCTAGGTTTATCACATGGAGACATTCCATGAATAGGACAGTCTTCACCTTCATGAGTGTGGTTGCATCCTTTCTTTTCGTCAATAAGTTCAACTTCTTCTTTCTTGGTTTTCTTAACACAGTTTGGATATCTCTTTCCAAACATGGTCTTCATACCTTTCTTTTCATAACCTTTCCAACATGCTTCATCAACTGTTTCTTCCGATACACCAGATTTTCTGAGTCTCTTTGCTTGACTCTTGTGCATCTCAACAGCCTTATCAAGTTCCTTAGCAATGCCTTTTACACTCTCAGGATTCTTGTGACTTTCGTCAATTTCAAATTCTTCCTTCTTGGTTTTATTACCCCAGTTTTTTGCCCCTGCTTTTCTGCATTTGACTAGTGCTCCTGACGCATATGCACTTGGCCATACAGAGTAACGTGACTTGACCTTATGATAGCAAGCGTCTTTTTCTCCCGCTGCTTCATCAATGTCGATCTCATCACCTACTTCTACATTATTTTCTGCGAACCATCCACGGTTTACTTCTAAAGCACAAATTACTTCTCCATCAGAAGCAATTGGATTTTCATCAAATGGTTCTAATTGTTTGATGCTTTCAATAACACCTTCCTCTGTAATGAATGCAATATCAAGAGGAATTTTTGTTTCTGTCATATGGAAAGACTGATCCGCAACTTCATCAAAGATGAATAGCATCCCACTATTAATATCCAAACTTTCGCGGAACATAAGTCCTAGATTAAAATCCCTAATATTATTTGGGATTTCAACTTGGAGTGGTAAGGTTGTAAATTCTTCAGTCTTCACGTTAATTGCCTTCCCTGATCTATTTGGATTTGGATCTTTTTTATTCTTTCTACGAAACGCTGCTTGTTCCTCATCTTTAGAGAGATTGCGTTTCATTTTTGAAGAACCACACTTTGGTTTTGTGGTTTGTCCTGGTTGCTTGGCACAAGGTTTTCCAGAGTATTTCCCACCCAGTTGAACCCAACCAGGCTTGCCATCACTAGACTTACTCTTGCCAAACCAGTCACGCAGAGAAGAATCACCACTTTTCGATTCACTCACTCCTCCGTTGGATCCACCATTACCACCACTAGACCCGTTACCACCATTGCCATTACCATTGCCGTTACCATTACCATTTTTGTTCTCATCATCTACGGAGTGACCGTTTTCTTTACGAAGATAACCTGCACGACCTACTGCCTTAAATCCTTGAGGGATTGGTTTACACTTTTTATCCGTGTAGCAGTAGTATTGTCCAGATGGACATTTACCGTTTTTCTTCATGTTAGCGTGAGTTCATAGATATATTTATAATCCGATGATAGTCAAAGGGTCACTGAATACAGTTGCAACTCCAGTTGTAGTATCCAATGTTACTCTATTGCTTTCTAAATTCAAACGAGTCATATTACCCAGGTTAGTTCCATCGCTGGAAATACCCACTTGACTAGATCCGTTTACTGAACTTAAAAGTCTAGGCATTAGTTTGCAGTCTCCAAGACTGAGAGAAGAATTTTAAGTGTTGTACCTGCACCAGCACTTGCTTTAAATGAATCGTTTGTTTCTAAAACCAACTTTCCGTCTAGGGGGATATATGCATCATTTACAGGAACATTTGCAGCATTGATGATTTCTGTTTCTGTTCCAGATCTTACATGCTTACATGTAACTGTGGTTGCTGCAGCACCGTAGTTAGTGACATGGGCATACAAGATAATTCCAGTATAACCTGCCGGAGCAGTATATATCGTTTGATCACTGGTCGTCAAAATTGCAGTTTCAGTTTGAAATCTGTTAAGTGCTAATTGTGCCATTTAACTGAGTGCTAAGATAAAGGGTGTTATTTCTGAGAACAAACTCTTGGAAAATGCTCTTCCACTAATAGTTCCTGTTGATTGGTTGATCTGAAGATCATCACCAATTCTAAAGTTACCTGCTTGGTCTGTGCTGGTATATATTACTCTTCCACCATTTTGACTTACAACTTCATTTGCTTGAATGGTAACTCCACCTCGTTTTGGTGTTGCTAAGGTAATAGTATTACCGGAACCAATATATTCAAATGTGTGAGAACTTGCAACAATTTTACTTTGTTGAAAGAAGTATGATGTAGAACCAACTCCTACAGTATTGATAAGATTTTCTGCAAGTGTTAATGTAGTAATTCCAGAGACGATGGGTGTAGCACTATTTATTGTGTAATAGATATCTGCCATATTGGCAGTTGCCGTCGCAGTGTTGATTCCACTCTGAGGTCCAGAAATAGTAATTGAAGGCGTAGTGGTATATTGACTTCCACTACTAATAATAGAAATCTCTGTCACAGCACCATTTTCTACAGTCGCGAAAGCAGAAGCAGTTTCTCCACTTGGACCCGCAGGTGCATCAATAGTAACTGTTGGTGCTTGGGTATATCCAGTTCCACCAGAACCAACAGTAATACTTTCAACAGACTTAAATAGTTGGTCAAAATAAACTACTTGACCATCATAAGGTCTTGTAGTTGATGATCCAACATTGATAGTGACATTATCTTGAGATGCAGCAGCTGAGGTAGTAACAATTCCAGTAAATTGTTCAGGACTGACTCCATCAGCAACTAATCCTTGAGTTCCAAAACTACAGTTACTATTTGCTAAGTCTGCTTGTCCACCATTATGAACTGTGATTGCTTTATCACAACAAATAGTAAATACAGAAACTAATTGTGCATAACCTTCATTTGTAACTGCAACACCAACACCACCTTGATTATATTGAGTAAAAGCATCAACATTCATAGATTTAGTTTTTTCTGCCTTATCCCCATCAATATAGATACCCGTTCCAGTAGTAGTATCACTAGTGCAGTTTTGGATATATGGACCTTTCCACTTGCCACCACCAACATTAGTTGCAATGCCTGTTGGGAAAGCAACAGCAGCAGCAGGAGCAAGGTGACCAGAGAAGGTCATATTTGCTAACTTACAACCTTTGTTGACATGGAAAATATCTTGTGTGGTATTGCTTGGAAGAACCTTTACAGTTCTTTGGTCATCACCAACAACAGCAACAAACGCTGGAAGTGTAATGGGATTACTTTCAACATAGTTTCCAGACAATACTTTGATGACTGAACCTGATTGTGCTACAGAAACAGCACTTGCAATAGTCAACTTTGCATTATCAATTGATGTTCCGTTATTGGTATCAAGACCATCTTTAGCAACATAGAATACATTAGGTGCTGAGTTGATGCCAGTTGCACTAGCGTTAAGAGTAACATTATTACCGAGAATGACCTCGGAATTAGTAATTGTAACTATACCAACACTTACTTGATTATTGTCACCATCAATCGTAACAGAAGCAGTACCAACTGTCAGAATGCCAGTGATTCTTGCATCACCCCGAACTAATAGTGCTGTTGTTGCAGTTCCCGCATTTACTTCGATTCCACTTCTAAAGGTACTAAGACCAAGGGAATCAACATTTTTTACATCTTCATAGGTGATTGTTCCACCAACACTGATATTCCCATCAATAAATGTATTGCCTTCTACATAGGTGATTGTTCCAGCAACGTTGACGTTTGTTGCTTCAATATCACCTGCAACGAATAGTGCAACACCAGACTTAGCAGTTGTGGTTCCAATACCAACATTCTTAGTAGTACTGATTCCGATGATGCTAGATGCCCATGTTCCACCTGCACCAACACCACCAGCTTCTTCTGGTTTCCACTTATTTGATGCATCATTCCATTTAAGGACATATCCATCCTCTAACCCTGAGATATCTACGTCATCAAGGTCTTTGATAAATCCAGCACCACCGCCACCAATTGATCCGAGTTGATACTGTACTCTTTCTACAAATCTCTTGTAGTGTTGCTGTAACTGGTCAAGAGTTACAAAGTTCTGATCAAGTGGAGTAAGAGGATCTGAGTTGTTAGTCTCTGGAGGATCTTCTCCCAGAGGAACATTGGTTTCTGCTAAAAGTTTTTGCTCCTCCTGCAGTTGGTTTTGGGTGGATTTAATATCCTCAATAATCTTTCTTAGACCCTTGATATCGGACTTCACATAATCAATATCTTCATCATAATACTTGACTTCTGGAATGCCGGTAATCTGTTCCTTTAAGTCGGTAAAATAGTTTAGAAGTAACTCATCGGTTTTTACACTAGATTCATTAACTTCTTTTAGTCTCTTGTCGAGATTGTCCTTAAGATTATTATATTCCCCAAGAATTTGTTTCTTGAGTTTACGGTCATCATCTTTGAACGTTTTATGATATTCCCAGATCTTCATAGATGAAGATCTCAACTCCTTCCAAATCTTACCTTTTTCTTCCTCTAGTTTATTATCAAGATCTTTTACATCAGTGCCAAACTGCACTCTGTTTTCAAAGTGTTTAACTTCATTTTCTTCAGATACCTTTTTTAACTCAATGGAAACACTTTCTTGTAATGTGTCAATAGCATCATTGACCTTTACAAAATCATCATCAATGACACTAAAAGTTTTACCTATCCAAGAAAAATCTGGGACTTCATTTATTTCATTAACCCATTTGGGGAATTTTGGGATCGATGCTTTTACCTCATCAATAGCCCCACAAATTGCCTCAATCTCCGCATCATAATATTTTACT